TTCGGATTCAGAGATATAATCGGTAGGGATTTGAGAAACTATATCTCCGGAGATTGTTGTTATTTCAGCCTCGGTATAATACCTACCGTCATGATCCCCACTTGCGGCGTGCGTAGTAATGTCATTATCGATCTCAGAACTTAGCGCTCCGCTAATCGTATCTACTTGTCCGGTAGTATAATAATCAGTAGGCATTTGTGCAATAATGTCACCAGAATACGTAGTAAAATCCGTTCGTAATAAATATTGCGTATGATCGTCGTCGGTCAACCCAGTTAATGATCCGTGGTCGCCTACGCCAGATCCACTAACCGTAATGGACGGGACATCATCGTCATAGGTCACGGATACCGTACCCGCTCCGGCTATAATATTACCTACCGCGTCCTGCGCCTCTTCATCGGTATATTTGGCGTGGTGCGCGCTTGCGTTACTTGCGTGCGTAGTTACGTCACTATCAATTTCGGTGGATAAAGCGCCTGATATAGTATCTACTTCGGCCTCGGTGTAGTATCTACCATCATGGTCTCCGCTAGCGGAATGAGTAATAACGTCATTATCGATCTCGGTGGATAAAGATCCACTAATCGTATCTACTTGCGTTTGAGTATAATACCTTGCGTCTCCTCTAGTATCATTATGATACTGTGGATGATCGTCGTCAGATAATCCCAGTAGTATTCCATGGTCGATCGAACCACCCGTTCCGTCGTCATATCCATTATGCGTATGAATCGGCAATGACTGGGTCGATCCGTTGCCTATAATACCATAATCGACCCCTGAGAGGGTCGCCAGTAGATTATTTTCGTATAACGTAATGGTAGTATTAGGGTCTGCGTATGACGACCCGCTAATGGTCCCATATTTATACATTCCAGGGTGGTGGGCTCTGATTCTCCTGCCCGCCATTAATACGGTCGTCTGGTCCCCTACGACGGTAAAACTATTGTCCGAAACGTAAGTAGCTGCTATTGACATTATTTATCTCCTCGCTCTTTGCACGCGTGGCATTGCCCACAAGGTATGGGTTTGCCTTTTACGAATTTAGGGCTGCGGCATGACCAAGTTAGATCGACTAGCTCCTTGGGCATGATTTTCTTTATTTCGTTTTTAGTCATCGATCGCATGGGTCTTTCAATAATAACGTGATTAGATAATTCGTTGATCGACGCATAAAATATTTTGTCATGGTCCGTACCTGGTCTATTCAAATCGTCTTCTTTGCACCGACCAGTGACTACTTTGTTTATTTCTTTGATATTATTAATTATTTGACCGGCGGTAAATAACGCTAGTACTATGTCTTTGCCTCCCAATGGGTTAAAATATTGAGAAGTGGTATACTTAAAAGATCGATAATTCTTTTTCAAGTAATCTCTTATTCGATCGACGGCTATACTTTCTTGATATAATCTTGGTTCTTTGCGATCGTATAAAAATATATGGTGAGTCATTATTTCTTCGGTCGATCGCGTGAGGTAATGATATAAAGCCGCGGTACTATCAAGTCCTCCCGACCACATTATCAGTATCATTATCTACCTATTGCAATCCAACTAAGAGTACCAGACGCAACCACGGCGGCGGACGTCTGGTCGGACGTATAGGATACCGATACTAGTTTTTCGTAGGTGATCGACCCTGGGTGAGATTCGTACCCATCGACGTAATAATATCCCGAAGTCTGACCGTAAATATCCAAATAACAATAAAAGTCCGTAATGTCAAAGGCTTGCGTGCCTGTATCAAGTACGACGGTAGTGATTTTGGAATAATTATTGTAATTGCCTGCTACGTATTGGTATTTATTGAGCCACGATCCGTTGACTTTATAGTATAATCGCGCGTAGTAATGAGCCGCGTGATATTGTCTATACCATTTTAGGTCAACTTCTTCCCCTGGGTCATCATCATACGAGCCGACTGGGGCGGAATACGCTTGACACTGCATGGTTACGGTAATCGATCTAGTATTGGCTACTGGATTGACCGTTACGCCGGTTAGATCGGCGTAAGAATTGTACGTAGACACGTTACGAGTCTTGGTGTCGTATATTACTGCGCCGTATGATCCATCGGATAGTTGTAATCTCGCGCGGGGAGTAAATTGCCACGTGGTTGATCCACTAACCGTCTGGTCTATGTCATACGCGTCGATAGATATGGTTTGTGACTGCGCCGAATAATCTTTGTTGTAAGTCTGAATCTCGTGTGGAGTTACGAATATATTAGGTTGTTCCTGGAAAATCCCAGGTATGGTCACTCTAGTTTCATTACTTGCGGTCCCACTCTCGATACGTATCAATGATTTGTATAAGTCATGCGCCGAGGTAGTGGTGTTATAATAATAAGTGTATAATTCCCCATCACGTAACTCGATATAATCATTACTATCTTTACCACCGTCTGGCGCAACGTATAGACTATCGTTAGACGACTCTAGCACTATGTTGTGATTACCTACGACTATATCGCCGCCTTCTTCCACGATTATTCTTCGACCCGCGTTGACGGTGCCGTCAATGTATAACGTATCCTCCGAGTTGTCCCAGTAAAATTTAGGATCGATAGTTCCGCCGATTTTCATGTCGTTGGTATCAAGATCGAGTAAGAATCCCTCCGTGGTAGATAATTCGTTACTCTGTATTATACCAGCCGTAATCGTACCTATATTGGCGGAGATCGACGATAGATTATCAGCCGTTACTTGTTCTGCGATCACTTCTCTCATAAATACTAGTTCGTAAATCGTAGCCGCGTTACCACTAGTGGTCAAATATAATCTACACTCGTCGGCGATTATTCGCTGTGGAAATATTGCGACGTTTTTTCCCGCCTCCAGCGCCCAATAGTTGGTCCTTGCGTCTGATTGACTACTCGCGTCGATCAGTTCGTTTCCACTTGACGTGGCGTGGTCCGCGTCCGCCTTGAGATAATTCCATCCTTCTTCTTCTTTTTGATACGCCACGTAGGCGTTTCCGCTAGCGGACGTCCATACGGATATGCGATCGATAAAATTAGTAATGCCGAAGTTATATTCGATCCAAGTATCCGTACCGGATATGGTGTAACTAACCCCGTCGCTAGTCTTGTTGCGATCGTATAATTTGGCTAGAGTCGTAGTGGTATTATTGTCACTATCGGACATTACTATACTACCACGTAGTTCTTCGGGTATGTCTACTATATTTAACGTTAATGGTTCGTTACCCGTGGATACGTTTGATTTGGTCCCAACCCCAAATTTATCGTACGGTTCGATCTGCACCGAGTAAGTACCACTACTTGACAATCCCGGCTCCACCCATACCGTAGTATCCGTACCTACCATCGCTATTTCCGTGGTAGGTGGATTATTTTCGTCACAATATACTTTATACTTCCAAAGATCATTATCGGACGGAGTAACGTTAGTCCAATCTATCTTCAATCCCTGAAAAATCTCGTCGATCGTAGGCGTCGATCCTGACATGTCCGGCGCGGGGTTAGTCATTACGTGCGTAGCTGGGTTTTGACTTAATCCATCGTAAACGTCTCTCCCCCAAACTTGAAACTTTGGATTTCGAATCGCCGTACCGCCGTTGTCGTCTTGATTCATTCTATAATCATATTTGTAGTAGGCGCGGGTGGGATACGCGGTCCTAAGTAACGTATCGTCGTCTCCTTTACGCACCATGACTTTGTAATCTTTCAATACTCCACTAGCCGTGGAGATTAACTCGTCCCATTCTATTTCACAATCTTGCCCGCCGAATACGTATCCGCCTCCGACTACTTGTAAACCGGTTACGTCTCTAAGTCCTGAAGTGGTTGAATATACTACGAAATTATCTAACGTTACGTAGTTACTTTTCGCCGCCGCCGAAACCCCTCGTATCCTATACCAATAGGTGCCGGCTTCGACCGGCTTGTCTTCGAAATAATTGGTGCTAGTCACTCCCAGAGGATAATACGTACCAGATAACGTAGCCTTCTCCACGTCGTAGTACTCGGTCCGCACGTCACTACTGTGTATCCAGGATAATTTCACCCCAAATTTTTGATTCTTCAACCCGCCTTCGACGTAGGTAAACTCTTCCCCTTGCAACCCCGTCGGCGGAGTTAATTCACCCGCTGGTATGTTGCTGTAGTATGGTCCGTCAAAATATATGCCTTGTTCGATCCTCGCGTATTTGTTGGGATCATGCAATAATCCGGTAATCTCGTATTCGTGTTTATCGACTTCTTTGTTTTGCAATACTCTAAACTCACGAGGTTCTTCCACGTCGTCGCTCGTAATCATAAATACGCTATGTACTTGTGGCGTCTCGTCAAAATTAGACGTTACGGATATGGTATCCGTGGTAGTACCAGGGTTGGTTACGGTACGAGACATTAATACCCCAGAAGGCGTAAACGCCTCTAACGTATAGGTATTTCCACCGACGAACGTAATCTCGGCGTCCATGGTTATACTTGATTGGGTCGCGGAGGATATACGACCGCCCCACCGTTTGGTAGTATAATGCGGGTCGGCTACGTTAATTACTTCCCCCGGCATTACGTCAGCGCTGTCCCATCCACCGACGAATTTGACTAGTTCGGTCCCAGTCTGTTCGGAGTCAAGTAACCATTTGCCCATTCTCTGGGCTTGACTTCTGCTAGTACATCCGATCGCGTTTATTCTTTTCTCTCTCCACCCGTAATTGGCTATGGCGTCTCTGTCTTCGACTACTTCGATCGCGGGGTAATAAAAATCGTCTGGGTCATTCCACGCGACCATTGCGACGGTATGTCTCTGTGACAAAGCCGATCCTTCATACGTAAATAATCCATCCTTTACGTTCGCGTCGGTATATAATCTAGTAGGATCACAAGGGGAGTCCTGAAAAAAGGTAATCAGTCCACCAGCCCAATAGGCTGATATGCGGGCGCATTGAGCAACCGCTTCGATCGCCTTCATTGCGTCGTCTTGCTTCTGAATCAAACCATTAAATCTATACCTAGGCTCTTCTCCCGAAACCGTAGCGTCATAATACGGCACGTCTTCGTCGCAATACGCGCCTATGGTATATAACGCCGCCTTGTCTACCTTGGCTTCGTCTAACCCTAATCCGTATCTCGCGTTAGTCAACAAATCATATAATATCCACGCGGGGTTATCGGACCATTCGGTTTGAAAAGTACCGTCCCACGTCCCGGTATAAGTACGAGTAGTACCGTTACGGTTAGAAGGCACTTTTATTTTCATGCCATCGATCTCATATAATCTTTTTGGGATCGACGTCCCGAACTTGTCGCTATCGACGGTCAATCCGACGTACGCCGTATCGGGATACCTAAACTTGGCGTCGATTATCTCATTATAACTTAACCAATACGTATCGTTGGATAAATAAGTACTATTACTATCTGCGGTTAGTCTAGTTAATTTTATCGTATACGGCGCCGATCCATAGGCGGATAGATTATCGATCGCATAGGTTCGCTGGTAGGTGTTGGTGGTTTTACCCGATATGACTATATTACCTACTATCACGTCATTACATTGTACTCGTATCGTCACCGACGTAGGGTTAATGTCGCCGGTGGTAGAATCAACGTATTGTAAACCAGGTACGTATACTATTACTTGTATTCTGTCAGTATCGGTATCCGTAATCGTACGTGATATCGGGTTGTTATAGGTAAGTTGCGCGTTTACGTTGGTCGCGCTTGGGGCGCCGTCTGGAAACCCGTCTAGAGGATTCTGACTTGGAGTACCCTCTCTCGTCTCCGTGGTCACTCCGTCAAAATTGTATACCCCGGTATCGGATTGTAGCTGGGTTTCGTTTAAAAATATGGACTTGTCTCCATCGACGAGTCCTTCTATTTCTCCTTCGCATAATACGTCGATCAATCTTGCTATAGAACTATTAAATAAGTTATTGGGACTTTCGGTTCCACCGGCGGCTTCTCCTCCGCCCTTGCCACCTTTGCTTCCCGAAAAGTCTAGTCTATCCAAGTCCTTGTCTGTCATTAGTTATCCCTCGCGGTTAGTGACGTGGCTACTACTATCGATCCTACTCCAAATCTACCGTAACATATTGGTATTGCGTTACCTTGCTCTAGTCTATTGACCGCTCCGCCGAACGTATAGGTAATACGATCTTCTTGTCGATCATCTTGATTATCATCCACGGTCGGGGTCAATAAAGTACCTACTCCAGCAAGTATTAATCCAGCGCCTAGCACTCCGACCGAAAACGCGTATGGACCGAACACCGGCGTAAATATCGCCAGCGCCAGCAAAGTCGCGCCTAAGAATATCTGTCCTATGCCCTTAGATTTATTGGAGGCGCTGCCTTCCAATCTCGGTATGATCCAATAATCGCAGTCGTCAAATTTCATTTGTACTTCCGATTCATGCTCGAAAAACTTGGCGGAGTCCAAATCCTCGCCTCTGGCGACGTAATATTCGCCCTCTCGAAAGTTCGATCGAAAATCCTTAAAATTAGCCGCGAGTAATCTTATGGCTTCTCCCACGGTCGATACGTCAAATACGTGCGTCGATCCATACCTCTCGCCTATATCCCCAACCAAATGTACGTTACGCAACATGTCGCGCCACCTTCTCTACGTATTTTTTGTAATTTATCACTGGCTCTTTGCAACTTAATCTGCCCCATAAATGGTGTAATATCTTACCCTTACCTACGTATACTCCCGTATGATTTATTAGTTTGCATTTATCTCGCGCGAGTAAAACGTCTCCCACTCGTAATTCATCGGTCGAAACGAAGTCAAACCCCGCGTTACGTACGTTGTCTACTATTAGGTCGATGGCGGGTTCTATCACGTTACCCATATCGTCTAACTTGTCGTTGAACCACGTCAATCTATGTGGATACGTTGGCAATAATATATCTCTACGTAGTCTATACCAATCTCGTACTAACGCGTAACAGTCATGCGATCCATTGCGAAACCTCCTACCGACCAAAGGGTCGGGGGGTATTTGATCGCCCCACCAAAATACGTCGTCTATGCGTTTATTTGGAAGTACGTTAATGATACAATATGGTATTTTG